TGAGGCGATACGAAAGAAATTTGAACCGCTTACCAAAGCAATTGACGACAACAAAGAAGAATTTACTGCCATTTGGAATTTCTTAAATAAATATATTGTCCCAATATTGACTGGTGCTCTTAAAGCTGGCTTAAGTGGGATAATTACTACATTTACTACTTTAGTAAATATCGTAGGCAAAGCGGTTAATTTCTTTAAAGACTTATATGATGCCTATAAGAAATTTGTAGATTTTATAAAAAACAATCCTTTATCAAAATTTGTAGATAAAATTAACCCATTTAATAACACTAGCTTTAGCAATGCAGGTTTTCTAACCGCTGGTGGGACGGGTGCGGTCGATGAACTTGGCAGACCAGTTACTGCTGATACCCAAGCGGTTGATGCAGCTACCGAAAATAAGCGCCGTAATACAATGTGGAAATCTGAAACGCTTTTTAGACCGACAAATGAATGTCCATCTGGTCAAGGCGTATTCTTAGTTGAGTATAATTATTATGGCGAGATTATTAAGCAGAGCCTTAATTATTGTGTTCCATTCCCAGCACAAAATTCATTTACAGGATCAGCAGCGGGAACTGGTGTAATAACTGCAACTACTGGGCTAGCAAGCACTACTGGCTCAACTAGCAATCAAACCAATGCTGGTGGAATTACAATAAATGTTAATGCTCCTTCAGCTATTGATTCTGAAGGCTTCACTAGGTCGGTCATACAAGCCCTTAATGAAAGTCAATCCAGAACTGGCTCACTAGATACTTTGGCAATATGACCGCTTGGAGTCCCGTTTATAGAGTCAAAGTAAATGGCTCAACAGTTACTGGGGCAACCTTAAGTGGGTTAAGTATCACTTCTGGTCGCACCGATATTTATACTCAGCCTTTGGCTGGTTATTGCAGTTTAACTTTAATTGAGACTGCTGAGGCATCAGTTCCCTTTGAGATTAACGATGCTGTAACTATTGAGGTTCAAGATTCAACGGCTATTTATGTAAATTTATTTGGTGGTTTTATAACAGATTTAGGGATTACAGTTCAGACTTCTGGCTCAACGGCTACGAGTCAAAAAATACAAATTACAGCCGTAGGAGCTCTAGCGCGCCTTGCCAGAGCGGTTTATACTGGCAACTTTGGTCATCAATTTGATGGAGACCGCATTGAGGAACTGCTTAGCGGAGTCTTATTTGATCAATGGAATGAAGTGCCAGCTGCCGAGACTTGGAATGGTTATGACGCAACGACTCAATGGCAGGATGCAGAAAATAGCGGACTAGGTGAGATAGATACTCCTGGCGATTATGAGTTGCACTCTGAGACTGGCCTAAACGACACAGTTTATAATTTAGCTTCTAGGTATGCCACTAGCGGCTTAGGTTATTTATACGAGGATGCTCAGGGCCGAATTGGGTATGCTGATTCGACACACCGAAGCCAATATCTAGCGATTAATGGCTATGTTGATCTTGATGGCAATCACGCCATTGGTCCAGCTCTTTCAATAGTCAAGCGCGCTGGCGATGTCCGCAATGCAATAACAGTCGGGTATGGAACTGGCAGCGCATCGGTAACTGATGAGGATGCAGCCTCTATATCCCTTTACGGCCAATTAGCTACCACAATATCTACCACTCTTAGGCATCAACACGACGCTGAAGCCCAAGCAGCCTTCTATCTTCTTATCCGCGCTTATCCTCAATTTGCCCTACGGCAGATAACCTTCCCACTAGCCAGCGGTGAAATTGACAATTCAGACCGAAATAACCTTCTTGGCGTATTTATGGGCCAACCGCTCAATATCATCAACCTGCCAGCCAATATGGTAAATGGAGAATTCCAAGGGTTTGTAGAAGGTTGGACTTGGACTGCTAGCCTTAATCAACTTAACCTAACTCTAAATGTCTCGCCCTTGGCTTTTAGCCTTCAAGCGTTCAGATGGAACTCAGTCCCAGCGACTGAGACTTGGAATACAATAAGCCCGACTTTGGACTGGCTCAACGCTACAATAGTTGCATAGGAGACTAAATGCCGAATACTACGAATTTTAACTGGCCAACGCCAGCAGATACAGATCTAGTTAAAGATGGTGCAGCTGCCATCCGTAACCTTGGTAATGGTGTCGATACTTCACTAATTGATCTCAAGGGTGGGACAACTGGTCAGAATTTACGCAAGGCATCTAATACAGATTTAGATTTTACTTTTGCGGGCGATGCGACAAATACAGTTATAGACGCAGAGGGCGATTTATTAGTTGGTGATTCAGCTGATACTTTACAAAGATTAGCAATTGGCAGCAACGGAAATGTTCTTACAATAGATACATCCGTCGATGGTAAAATTAAGTGGGCTGCGGCTGCAAGTGGCGGTTTCACTCTTATTAACTCAGGTGGAACTGCTTTATCAGGTGCTTCAACTTCAGTAAGTTCAATCCCTAACACATATAAAAATCTACATATTTATATTGAAGATTATTACCCAGCAGGTGCTGGAGCAAATGGTGCGGTTCGTTTTAATAATTATGTTTCAGATTATTCCGGTGGTAGAGTAAAACAAGAAGGCAGCGGTGGTTCAGCAACTCCAACTTTAGCTGGAAACAATGCCGCAGATAGGATATATGTTGTTGAGTCTATGGCAGCAGCCGATAATAATAATTTTGCTTGGTTTATAGTTCCTAATTACGCTTCTACTGTTGCCAGAAAAGTGTTGGGCGGAAATAGTTGCTATAACGATGGAACATATACTTGGAATGTAAGCAATTTTGGCATTTGGTATGGTCCTGCAGCAGCAATAGATTCGGTTCAGATTATGACAAGCAGCACTTGGTCTGGTGGCAGAGTTTATGTATATGGAGAAAACTAAAAATGACTAAACCTTTAATTAAGATTTACGATGTTGAAACGGATACAACAACTGAACGCGAAATGACCGCTGCCGAGTTTAAGGCTTGGGATGATGGCAACAAGGACAAGGCTGCTAAAGATGCAGCCGAAGCGAAAGCAAAATCAACAGCCGAAGCAAAACTTGAAGCTCTAGGTCTAAGCGTTGCTGATCTAAAAGCACTCGGTCTTTAGAACAATCTATAAAGATAATGGCCAAACTATGCGCATCGGGTATTCAACTTCGGGAGCAAATCGATGACGATTATCCTGATCGCGATCGTAAGTCTGATGGCTGGATTGCTGATGCTCGTCACCTTGCTAAAGGTAGTTCTGACCATATACCAGTCGATGGAATTGTTAGAGCTATAGATATTGATTCTGACCTATCGGCACATAAAGAAGAAGCTTATGCGCTGGTCGAGAAGATTCGTAAGTGCGCCAAGAGAGGCGATAAGCGAATTAAATATATTATCTACGATGGCAAGATTATGAGCCCAATACTTGGTTGGAAGCGGCGTAAATACTCAGGCCCTAATCCGCATCGTTCGCATTTTCATATTAGCTTTACAACTTTGGGAGACAAAGACAGCAGTTACTTTGATCTAGAAGGAGACAAGAATGAGCGACCTAAAAAAGATGGCCGAAAGCTGGGCAAAGACATTCCTAGCGACAGCATTAGCGACCTATCTAGCGGTGGGATTCGACCCTGCTGCCATTGCAAATGCAGCTCTAGTATCAGTCTTGCCTAGCATCATCAACTGGCTCAACCCTAACTATGAGCGCTACGGCAAAGTCCGTTAATGCCAGCGGCTGAATTGGCCACCTTAGTAGCTTCAGTCTTAGGATCAATAGCTCTACTTATTGCTGGTCTGCGATACATAATCAAATTAGAGAATATTCCAATAGTGTCGCGCCTTGATAAAATGGAGTCTCAGCTAGAATTGGCCCTAGCGAAAGGGGTCAGAAATGGCAACGCGAAAACGCGTAAGTAAGAAGCCAGTCAAGCGTCCTAAGAGACGAAGGACTACTAAAGAGACACCGCTAACAAAGCTTGATTTCTGGGCTATTGCTGCCAATGAAGTTTATAAAGCTTGTCGCAGAGCTGGTATGGATGAAGGAACTTCACTTGCTTTTGCTATGGATCGAAGCTCTTATCCTGATTGGATAGTGCCAGCCGATGACCCAATAAAGAAAATTGGTTGGGAAGATGGCGAGGAAGATAACTAATCTACTTCCGCGAGGTTGAGCTCTTTGAGGCTCTCAAGTCGCTTTATCCAGACTTGCAGCCTTTATCAGCGACCGACCGAGCAGATGGCGTAACCCATAACGCGTTCCTAGAGCTTAAGTGTCGCAGGACTCATTACGATACTTTGATAATTGAGAAGAAGAAGTGGGACTATCTGGCCGATATAAGGGCTAGAACGGGCGCTAGAACCCTGTATATCAATTCGACACCTAGAGGAGTCTATCAGTGGGACTTAGGGGCTGTAATCGAGCCTGAGTGGGCTTTAAAGCGCCTTCCTATAACGACCGACTTTGCCAATAAAGCGACCAACGAAAGACTGGCTGGCTTCTTAGATATTCGCCACGCCGAGCTATTACTTGTCTAAATAGATTTAAGCAAATACATTTAGCCCGTAAATCCATTTAGGGATTACAGAACGGGAGCAAAATGATAAATAAAGTAGCTCTAATTCGATTTGATTCTCAAGCAGGGGCTTGGACTGATGAGACAAATTGGGTTAAGGGATCAATAATAAGACGATTCGCTAAAGAGCGGATGGGTAAGAAGCAGCTTAGAGGCCGTCTATCAAAGGCTGAAATCTCTGCATATTGGCTTGATAAATATGGGGTGAGTGCAGATGTTGCCTAATTTATCTGATACGCAAGTGTTTGCAATAACCATCGGCGTTCCATTCTTCGGCCTTTACTTATGGGCTCTTTGGAGTTCAGCCAAAGCTAAAGCCTTTAATGAAGGATATAAGAGAGGGAGAGCAAGTGTCCGATACACAGAAATCATTAAATGAATGGCTCGAAAGTGCTGGAGACACACTATTCAACAGGGGCATCGAGTATGGCGACCCGAGGCACAATTTACTACGCATTTTCAAAATCAGTAAGGCACTCGGTATTCAGCTCCGAGACCCATCTGACTTGGCGCTTATTGCTATCGCGACCAAACTCTCAAGAATGGTGGAAAGTCCAGAGCGCGAAGATTCGTATCTCGATCTCATTGGATATGCCGCTATCTTGGGTCGATTACGATTTTCGACACCAGAAGATTGGGACGACATTGAGTCTGACTCGCAATCACAATAGCAATCAATACTGCGACTACTGCAAATATCGCTGGGGACAAAATAAGAATGGCTGGGATTTAAGAGCTACAACACCAGCAGTCTGGAAAGTCCAAAGCGAGACACCGCTTCGAAAGGCTCAGGTTAGGTTCTATTGCCAGCCTTGCGCCGATGATGCACAGAACTGGCCAGATGGCACATTTTACTCATTGAAAGAACAGTTAGAAGATGCGATAAATGATTTCGCAGGGAGAGAGAAGTTAGATGTCGAATTACCTAGATGATTATGTAAGTGTTCAAGACCGATTAAAGGAGTTTATAAATGCTTATCCAGATTATAGAATCAAGACTCATATCTTGGCGGAGTCGCTTGTGGCTAATTGTGATGTCTATATCATTAAGACTGAGCTATATCGCACTGAGGCTGACTTACACCCTTGGACTACAGGTTTATCCAGCGAGTCTAAATCAAAGCAATATGCACTCGAGCTTGCGGAAACTGGATCGTTGGGACGCGCACTTAACCTCGCTGGATACTTCGCTAAGACTAAACAAAGCCCAAAGAAGGCAATTGAAACGACTAAGCCAGCTCTTGCGGAATTCATAAAAGAGCAACGCCCTAATGATCCTGAGCCAATTGTCTGGGATGTTGCACAGATAACTAAAGAATTTGGTGCAGAGATAATTGATGAAATACCGCTTTGCGCTGGTGGCGATGGGCCAATGATTCTTAAGCAAGGCAGCAAAGAAGGCAAAGAATATAGGGGCTGGGTATGTCCCACACCTAAGTCTGGCCATCCTGCTAAATGGATGAAAATTGGTTCAGATGGGCATTGGGTCTTTCAGAAATGATTAAAGATGCACACCCTTTTCCTTGCAGTAATTGCAAGCTAGTTACCCCGCACATAGAACTTAAGCGGTTTAACACTGAGGATGTGGCAGAAGCGCCAGAGGAAGTGTGGTTGGTTGAGTGCCAGCGATGCTTCCTTCAACGCATTATCTATCCATCTGATCGCGTAGCTAGCAAAGAGGACGATATTGTGCGATGCGAGCAATGCGGTGGATGGAAGATGAAATCGGGTAAGTGTCGAGTTTGCAGATTAGCAGCTGGATTCGAAAAACTGAGCGAGAAGTATTGGACAGGCAATAGCACTATGGAAAGGCCATACAATGCCAATTTATGAATATCGCTGCGATAAATGCGATAAATCAAGAGAGTTAGTTGCATCAATAGTTCAGAAATATGAAGTAACCTGCGATAATTGCAATGTGCCTATGTGGCGCGTATGGCATCCAACGCCAGCAATATTCAAAGGAGAAGGATGGGCAGGGAAGAAGTGAGCAAGCCCCACTCTATTAGATATATCCGTCAGCTAATGGAGTGGGGATTTGATAAGGAGTTTATAGCCAAGGATTGTGGTATCAATCTGGCATCACTTGAGACCAGATTAAGAAGGCAAGAAGAAAGGGAGCGCAATGGGAATCAAAGAACTGAGCCTAGAACTGGCAGCGGTAAGTCTGATAGCTGATGAGGCTAAGAAGGCCAAGGATAGGCTTAGAGCGGCCTTACAGACAGAGATGGACAAGATAGGTGCAGACAGAGTAAAGGCTGAATATGGTGATGATGTTATCGCCTATGTGACTACCAGTAAGCCTAAGTTTAAGTGGGTTATCAAGAATGAACGCGAGTTCGTCAAATGGGTAAAAAGCAATATATCTAGCGAGATAGTTGAGACAGTCCGGGAATCATCTCGCGATGCGATACTAGATAAGTTCCACTATATCAATGGCGATGATGTTATTGATCCAAATGGTGAAAGAGTTGAATGGCTAGAAGGCACAATCGCTGAGCCTTATCTAGTTACTAAGTTCCATAGTGACGGCAGGGAAAGGCTGAAAGACGCCTTTCAATCAGGCCAGTTAGAGTTTAAGAAGATATGGGAGTTAGAATGAAAGATGACATATACCCAATATGGAGAGATATAGATGACCATATGGATATGCCTGATGGGGTTGATTTCTAGTAAATACTAATAAAACTTGTCCATATAGTGAGATGAGGAGTAAGTCAATGCGTAAGATATTTGACAGAGGCATTACCATAACGCCAAAGCGCGGGCGCATAGCTGGCCCTTCAGCGAAGGTTAGGACAGCCTATTGCCTTTCGCTGATGCTACTGGCCTTA